TATGTCATGAGATCTTGGAATATGCGTTCCAGTTAATTGGTAAAAATATTCTGCAAAATAATTTGATCCAGATCTAGGATATGTTATAAGACACACTGCTGGTGGCGCCCACTTAATATTTGTCTTAGTTAAACTAACCATTACAACCTAAACCAAAAATTTTTTTTCTAAAAGTTTACTATAATAAAAATCACATAAATTAAGATTAATATTGTCTAAATTTATATTTTTATAAAATGCCAAGTCCTTGCTTGATTGTACATAATTTTTAGAGTTGTAGTCAATACTTGTAAGAAAACGATAAGAATTTTCTTCGTTTATTTCTAAAATTTCTAATAACTTTTCTGTTGTTACTTCTGGATTATTTACAAGGTCGCAATAATCTATAACATAATCTGCATGCTCGCATAAAAAATTATATAGCAATATATATTCTGTTATCATTTCATTAACTCTAGGAGCGTTAGTTGGAGATATATGCTTTTCCAGTGCTATATAAGACATAATGCTTTCTTTTGGGTCTCTTGCTATTGTTACTATTCTTTTTATTTTTTTATTATTTTTATCAAATGAATGGTGTACTGCATGAGATCTTTCTATATGAAATTTTGCTTTTTTATAAATAAGTTTATCAAGATAGTGTGAACCGCTTCTTGGGTATGTTAATAAATGCGGTGCATTGCTATTCATTTTATGATACTAGTCCCATAGAAAGATGAGTTAAACATACATCTGCAACAACAAACTCAGAATGATTGACTACAATATCAAAATGGGTGGCCTCTTCTTCACAAAAAAAACATTTATTTTTATTCATTTCCTAATTATATCATTAAATAAAATCAAACCAAATAGGCATTATATATCTTGATCCAGAGGCAGCCTCTACATTATACCAATAGTTAGGATTGCCAGGGAATAAAATTAAATCTCCTGTATTTGGCTTAATAGAAAGATTTTGATGAATAAATGATATCTCTCCACCACTGTAGTCATTATTTAAATATACCCAACCAGCCATATGGTTTGAATCTTTAGACCCCATATCATCTATACTTATCATACTGCTATTATCATGTACCCACTGTGCAAACCTTGAGTTTCTTGGCTTAAGTTTTACATCATACTCTTTTTCTATTAAATTTTGTATGGCTGAAAAATATTTTTCTGAATAATTGAGTGAGTCATAGTACAACAAAGATAGTGTAGGATTTCCATAAGGGTCCGACTGAAGAAGTCTGTTGTTGCTTGTTTCTGTATCATTGATTAATTTTATAATATTGTCGCATTCTTCTTTACTTAAATAATTATTAAATATTTTTATATTGTTTTGACTATTTCCAATTTTTGCAAAATTTTCTTTTGTTAGTTCGCACAGTTGAACGCTTCGAACTTTTTCTATATTTGACATAGGCACCTCAATGTTATTAAAATCTTTTACTAAATTTAGTAATTGACTAATGTCTTCTTGATCAGTATGTATCATAAAGTCATAAATACCAAACCTAGCAGATAACTCTCTTATTTGTCTGACAACATCCGTTAAAGATCCTTTTACATGATGATGTTGAGTCCTCGGTGCTGCATTTTTATCATATCTAACATTTTTTTCATCATCTGGATGATTCATAATAAGTGGATCAATGATTAGTATAGGCTTTACTTTATTAAGATCAATTTTTTTAAATTGTTCTTTTTGTACCAAGTTGTCATCAACATATATATATTCGCAGTGCTTATTTGCTATTGAAATTGTTGTATCCGATGATCCTACAACTGCCATATGTGTTTTATGCTGGTGAGTACTCATTAAATCCATAGTCTTATCCATCCAAACTTTGGATATCTCGACTCTTTTTGCCAGAGTATCGATAAGCGATGGATCGTGCATGTAGTGATCTATGACTAACTTTTCAGACTTATCATTTCCCTCATCTCCCCATCTTCCAGCGACCAAATTTACTCCAATTCTTCCAGGCGCAAAACGATTTAGTGTCTCACAAACTTTTGCAGCATAGTCTGGACTTACTCCGTATGCTGGCAAAGCAATAGTCATGATTAGTTGATTTGTTGCATCTAGTGCGTCCTTAATAACTAAAGAAAAGTCAATACCACCTGGCCCATATGGAAGCAAAACAGATTTTACGCCTGCGCCATCTAACTCTTTTGCCATCTGCATAATTCCATTAAGGTCTAAATGTTCAATGCTATCAGTTATCTGCCAGTGTCTTCTCCACATCCAATGAAAAGTTATATCTTTTTTATTGTTCATTTTTCTTTATCCTTGCTTTAGTCTTAAACCAAGAGCCGATTGCGCCACTGATTACTCTTTTCCTTAATTCTTCTGCAAAAACTCCATGTGGAATTTCAGAACCTAAATACTCCTGACCAGTTTCAAGATCAATAAGTTTCCATTTACCAGGAGCCTTAGTATGAATAATAAGTTCTACTGGCTTTTCAAAAGAATCTACTTCTGATCCGTCTAAAAGTTTTCTTTTATTTATGTTGTTTTTCATTTTATACTATTGCAAACCAAATCGGCAGTGTATATCTAGTTCCAGATAAAATTTTTGTTACTTCGTGTGGATAATGCATATTGCCTGGGAAAACAATAAAGTCTCCAACATTTGGCTTAAAGGATAATCCATGTGTAACAAATTTAATTTCTCCACCATCGTAATCACTATTAAGATATATGTGAACTGGTAGGTGATTGTCGGTAACATATCCAAGATCATCGACATGCAATTCTAGGTATGATCCTTCTGTCCACTTAACAACACTAAGAGAGTCTTGCTTTACATAAATTTTTTCTTTTTCAATTCCATAGGACTTGTGTATTTCTTCTTTACATCTTTCTATAATGTTATGTATGTCTGCAACTCCATTAAATTTATTCATATATGTTAAAGGATTGCCAGCATGATCTTTTTGAGATACAAAACTTATATATGGTCTGCTATCTATATCAAGCAAAAGGTAGTCTACTTCCTCTTTTGTTAAAAAATTATTAACAACCTTAATGTTATCAGAAGAACTTCCTACTCTATTAAAAAAATCTATATATGAATCATTTCTTTCAATTGTCGATGGGTCATTACCAACCGATTTTCCGTTAACTACGTATGCCATAATACCATTATACACTATATAATTTTTTTAAGTTCAGCGGAAAATAGAAAAGTAAACTTAGCCTTGCCCTACAAGGGCACTATCAGTTACTTTTTCATGTGTTGGCCAATAATATAAACAGGGCGATTTTCTGTCGGGACAGCAAGGAGCATTATTAATACTGGTAACAGCATATTGAAATTGTGCGTAATACAGAGGATCTTTTCTGAATAGGTTTGCACGATGAGTAGTTACAACTTTAATAAGTTTGTTCTCGTCATTCCAAAATGATGGTGTCTGATTGCCCCAGTCATCCCAACATTGATCTTTAAGTCTGTTAAGGTTTGCCTCATTGTTCTCAGTCTTGATACCACGAGACTTGGCTTCTACAATCATAGCCTGAACATAATCCCATAGTCCACGCTCAAAGTTTTTCCACATTAATACTGCTGGATGATTACGCCAACCACCAGTAGGTGACTTGCCAGATAGGACATTGAGAATTTGATAACACTCTAAAATCTGTTTGTTGAGGCGTTTGCTATCAAGCATATGAGCAGAAACGCTGAAATCTGTCTGAGGCAAAAATGTTTGCATACTACTAGTATGACAGGTTTGTGGCTATATGTCAAGCGAATATGGCACTAATAATTGCAACAGCAATAAAAATGCCTACTAGTATTGTCAAACCTTTAATGCTTTTATTTACTTTATCTTCGTTCATATATCAATTATACCGTATTTCAGCGGGGTATAATAAGGTCATGACCATACTATATATCCTCTATAGCCCTATATACAAGGCTGTAAAGGTGGGTATATCAGATGTGTCAGGTAAAAGGTTTGCAAGCCACAGGACCAAGGGTTGGATATTAATCAAGTATTGGACCTTTTCTCGGCGGGATCAAGCAAGAGCAGTAGAATCCCTAGTAGTACAAACCCTTACTTCCAAGTATGGACATTTTCTGGATAAGGACGATATGCCCCAAGGTGGTTATACAGAGACATTTGATGCTACTAAGATAACTCGTAAAGGTTTGATCCGTATGGTCAATAAGGCTATAAAAGAGTGTTCGTAATATCTGAGCCTTGTACTGCCTCAAGTATTAAGATTGCCAGTTCATGAGATTCTTTTTCTTTATGCTTGGTTTTGAGATAGGGAGATATGATCTTGGCTATCTTGTCTAGCATTTCTTGATCCATATACAAAAATATTATATCACTGTATTATTCTTCAAATGAGGATTGTTCTTGAAACATTTTATCTTCGCAGTTCGGGCATAAGGTCTTAGTATCGTAATCTTTTTCAAATACGACCCCGCACTTGTAGCATAGTATTCTAATCATAATAGCAATATTGTATCATAGTTATCCACAGGTT